AGTAGTCGATCAGTATACAATCTATTTTTTTCTTGTTCTTAAGTTCTAACTCTTTCAGATATGTTCTCACGTCTAACACGTTGCTACCACTTGGCAAGTATTTGATCTGCAAGTTACCTGATTTCTTTTTCAACATCTTGACTTTCATCTCAACATTATCTATTTCCGGAAACACTTTTCTCGTTGGAATGTTAGTCATCATTGCATCTAATCTCATGGCAGTAAGTTGCTCACTCAATTCAAAAGAGATATAGCAAACATTCAATCCGGCCAATGACCAATTGACTGCAAGATTCTGTAAGAACAAACTCTTACCTGCTCCCGATCCACCCGCGAAGATGTTTAGTTCACCTCTGTTGAAACCACCAAAAAGTTTCTTGTCCAAATTCTGCCATCCAGTGCTGATCTGTCCATTGTTATCCTTAAGTGCCTCTAGTCTTCCCTTTGGATCTTCGAAGTAGTCTGTACCAAGGTCTCTTGTAAGGCCAACTTGCACGGCCTCCTTGACCATGTCCTCAACAGGACCATAGTCACCTCTTTCTAATAGATCAGCCGATGATAGTATTGCCTGTTCAAGTGCTTTATGTCTACAAAATGTTTCAAACTCATCTAGTAACCAGTTGAAGTGACTTGGGTCTAAATCCTTCGCTGTCTTTAATTTTATATCGTGCGATGCATTGACTATGTCAACTTCAGGCATGACCTTGTACTCGTCCATGTAGTCCTTGACGAACTTGGCAATTGGTTGCAGTTTACGATCAAATGATCTAGGATTGAATATATTTTGTGCCCTTGCAAAGGATTCGGCATCTGCTAACAGCATCTCGATGTACAACTTCTGTACATCAAATGAATAATTCTTTGCTTGGTGTTGCGATTCGTTATTATTGTAGTCAGCCATTTTTTACTCCACATTGTATTTTACAACATTCGTGAGCAGAAGTAAATTGTTTTGTTGAAGCAAAGAATTCTTTTATATTGGGTTTTTCTAATATTTGGTTTAATGTATTGTTTTTTATATTAAACGGTTTTTGTTTTGGAGAGAATACTGATTTATATTTGTATCTATGTGTACCCATCAAACAACAAGGATAAAAATCTCCCTCTGAGTCTATGTATAACTGATTCATTGGTAAATTATTTTTTAAACAGTCTGGAGACATGCCAGACTTATAATTTGGATTTATCAGCACTGCTTTTTGATGTTCATGATAACTGTCAACATATTTCTTATCTGGCATTAAATCCTTTTTACCTAACCATCTATCACTTTTTTCTAATCTAAAATGATCAAATCCAAGATCAATAGACCATTCTTTGGCTTGCTTGACTTGATGTTGATTGTGTTTAAACACAATGTATTTCCAAACCAACTTACATTTTCTATCCTTAAACACTTCTATTGCATCCATTATTGATTTCCACTTTGCATTTTTTCTATACAAATGGTTAGTATCTTCTAATCCATCTATACTAAATGTCACTTTGTCATTGTGGTCTAATATTAAATTAAGTTTATTCCACCATTCCTTACTCTTTGCCGATCCGTTTGTCGTAATACTCAACTTACAATTATTATCTTTCAGTCTTTGACAAAGGTTAAGGAAGTCAGAATGATAAATTGGGTCGCCGTTATTTCCACACATGTCAATATCTTTATTTGTACCCACGAAGTTCACTAGATGGTTTATGTTTATTTCATGTAAGTTTCTTTTGTTAAATGTTTCGTAAAACCAAGTCCTGTCACAAAGGGGACACTCTAAAGTACATTTACTAGTTGGCTCAATGTGAAAACTAACCATACATCTTTCTCTTTAGATCTATTTTTAATTTGCTCATCTCTGTTGTTTTTAATATTGATTGTATAGTAAAAAGCCTACCGTATTTCATCACAGCATCCGCCACATCACCAACCGTTTTGTCCCATTCTGGAAATGCAACGCTCCATCCAAATTCTGTTGCTTGATCTATCAATTTCTGTCCCGGGGCATCTCTGTCTGGCACTACAATTACCTTTCTGCCTAGTCCGTCTATCAACTCCTTTTGTGTGTCATTTATCTCTGATCCCAGTATGCTCACACCAGAAACGGCTATTGCATCAAACGGTCCTTCTGTGACAATCACGAATTTCCTTGTCCAGTCCTGTGCGTCCATGTTGAACACATATCCTGGCCAGACATCTGTGTAATACTTCACACCCTCGGACTCCTCGAACATCCTGCCTGTGAATCCTACAACCTCTCCTCTCCAGTAGAATGGTATCAGCAATCTTTGGTAGATGTCCCATGTCTTGTCGGGCGAGTACATGAAGTCATACCAGTCTGCACCAATTCCTCGGCTCTCCAAATACTTTAATAGTCCGTCTATCTTCTTCCATTGTGGTTCTGTGAGATCGTTGCCCACATACTTCTCTAGCCACACGTCCAGTTTGTGTGCATTCTTGGGCAGTGTCTTGTTCTTGAATGAGACGAATTTCTTCTTCTCATACTTCACATCGCCTTCTTCCTCACGCATGGCTTCTATGGCCAACTTACGTATGGTGTCCTCGGGTATTCCGATGTAACTCATGAACTGCCTCATCTTGTAGGTCAGTTTACGTCCTATCACATAACTGGCCTTGAAGCCACAGTTGAAACAATGGTAACTCACGGTGCCGTCCGCACTGGTCATAAGTCCGCCACGTTTCTTCTTGTCAGCGGTCTCACCGTTGTACACACAACAGGGTGCGTTGAAACTGATCCATCCGCTTGGTGTCTTCTTTCTGTTCGCAGGCAGGCTAGTCAGAATTGTATTCTGTATAAGATTCATAGTCTATACTATTTTACTGTCTATATAGGATTTTGTCAATCACGCCAGTGTTACCACTGTGGTTCCCCCAACTGAATCTCACGTTTTGGTATACGCCTGTGAAGTTGAAGTTGGATACTGTTGTAGAATCTGAGAATGTGTTCCCTGGGGAACCCGCACCTTCCATGGTAATATCGAAGTAATCTGTGTTGCTTGGAGAAGCACTCATTGTACCTTGCACCCTTAAAGTACCTGAGAAGTTTTTTGTGTACACAGCAATAGTGTGTAATGCCTTGTTGTTATTGATTCCTGGTTTAGCATCTATTGATCCTGATGTGTATGCAAGTGGTCCACCTGATGCTGTGAAACTAGAAACACTAGTACTTGCTACAAATTCTGGATAAGCACCATCCAGTAGTTCTACTGTGCCAGCGGCCGCATAACCTGTGTCTGCATACGTGATCTCTCTGCTACCATCTGATTTTACCTCTCTTACTGAGAAGTTATAGAACTTGGCATCTAATGGTAATAGGTCTCCCTCTGTGATAGTACAACTGGCATCACCTTTGGTGCTCACAGTTGAGCCATCGTCCAGTATGGTTAGTGTCTTTGTAAGCACTGCTTTCTTGCTCTCAGAATCGATCATGTTGAATTCGTAGGTCTTGCTTGTGATGTCTTGTGCTTTCTGATCCTCATTCTTGAACGTGAATGTGATTGGGTTTGATACCCCTCTGTGCAGTGTTAAGCGTCTATCGTACACTTTTGAGTTCCTTCCGTGATAACCATTTATGTAGGCTATTACCAATTGATTTATTAAATACCTTTGTACTGTTTGCATAATACATATTTAACAGTATTTATAGATAGAGCATGAACGAGATTTTTAATACTTTGAGGGACAAGTTCCCATTCCTAAGCCTGATCAGAAAGGGCGATTTGGAGTATGTGGGCATTGTACAGAACGAGGACACCAACGTTATCAGTTTCTACGATTATGGTAGATTGATGATGCCACAGGACAAGATGAAATTCTTGAAATGCGGTGAGACTTGGTGGCATGAGTCCAATCGTAAATTACCAATCAACATATTTCTCAAAGGTGAGTTTAGGTACTTCAGATCCACATTGATCACCCTCAATTCCAAGGACGTCGAGATAGTGCATGGCCCAACTGTGCGACTGTCTGAAATTTCTAAGAAACGGGTGAAAAGAAGAACAATCCAATTAGTACGAAGACCTACCTAGTCTTCTTTTTTTCAGGAAGTATAGCACCAGTTGTAAGATAGTGTAATGTTAAAGGACTATCCGGCTGATAACTGTAACTCTCTGAACGGAGCGAAGACTTGGATTTTGTTTTGGATTTTTTTTTGATTCTTTTTTTAGTTTTTTGATGGTGCATCAAAACTATATTTAGCTCTGTTGATCAGATTCATCTGTACCACTATGGCCTGTGCATATGCCACAGCATGTGATTTCTTGAAGAAGTAACTGCCATCTGTTGGCTTGAGCCAAACTTCTTTCATTATGTCTGTCCAGTCCTTGTGCATTAGGTGTCGCTTGGCTGGCCTTATTATTGCCAACACGGCCGCAAGTTGTTCTATGGTCTTTGGTTCCAGTTTGGACACTATGTTGTAGTGGCCATTTAGGTGGAAAAGGTTTTCCACGATCTTTGGATCCTTCAGCATGTCCCAGTCAGGTTCCTGTATCATCAGTTCCACAAGTTCCTGTTCTGATTTGACATCCTTGTAGATATTCACGTTAAGACAGTCTATTTTAAAGTAACCCCTGTCCTCCGCATTTTTGTAATCTAAACTTGCGTGTCCTGTCACAGGGTGTTCTGGCACAGCATGGAAGTAAACTCCCGTCTTGTGTTTCTCACTCTTGCCATCTTTGATTATTGATGCCGGGGTGTGTTTGAATAACTTTAATGTGTTGTCTCTGTCAAAAAAATCTATGTCTACATCAGGCATTAGTGTACACTCCCTTTGTCTTTCTCTGCATGTTGTATCATCTTATCACGCGAGCCAGGTTGCAACACCTCTAACACGTCAAGCAGTTTTCTGTATCCTTCAGTTTTCAATATGTCCTTATCAACCTTTGGCATTATCACCCTTCCAATTGATCCATCCTCTTTTATTATCACCGCACAATCTCCATCATCAAATTCTAAATTATCAGACACTTCTAGATCAATCTTAGACAATCTTGGCTTCCCTTGCTGTGTCCTGCACCAGCATGTGATCGGCTGGATAGCTCTTCAACTTGCTAGGCCAGAAACTTGGATTTATGAATCTTTCAATCATCTGTAATTGTTCGTCGTTGAATGATTTTAACATCCTTTTGCCTGCGTTGCAACCTAGCAACAGCCACGGACTTATCTTGCCTTGCTGTATGTGTTGCACTGCCCTGTTCTTGTTCACGAGTCTGAAGTAGTCCGACCATTGTGCGTTCTGTTCTGTGGCCCAGTCCATCATGGTTGTGATGCTTCTCTGTAGTGCGGCCTCCACGGGTTCCGACTTTAGTGCTTCGATCAAGTACAACTCATACAGATCGTCTCTGGCCCAGTGGTCCAGTTTGACTTTTGACTGAAGCACATAGTCTATGTATTTGTCAGGGTACAATGGATTGATATGCATGATGAATCTACCAAACTTCACGAATGCGTTGTAGTATGAACTCTTGACGAAATCGTCGTATGTTTTTGTCTTGGAATTGTGTTGATGTATCTGATAGAATCTCTGGAACACCATGAATGCATTCACCACCCATTTCTCATCACGTTGCAGATACCTTCTCTTGGGTTCACACAAGTGTACTTGCAGTGTACGTTCCTTGGCGAACTCCTTGCCACAGTATGTGCATTTATTTGTCGATGCCATGTGCCTCTATCAATTCCTCTAGTTCTCTGTCTGTTATAACTTTGTCCAACGTCTCCAAGTCCGCTTCTTTCCACGTGGGATATATCTGCTGTAATTTCTTTAGACTCTTGTTTGGCACACGCTTCATGGGTTTCAACCATGGATGGAACTGCTGTGTCATTGCACCACACATGGCGGTCAGTATCCATAACAGTTTCTTGTGTTTGCCCAATGTGAAGCAGTGCTTGTTCACGCACTCGTTGACCATCTCAACATAGTGTTCCACGTAGAATGGATCCTTGGATGACACGTTTGAAACGTACCTCATCAGCATGTATGGAGAGTACAATGACTTCTCTTTGTCATCTATCCTGTCGAAGTAGTCTTTGTTCCTGAAGTCCACGGCTTTCAGGCCGTTTCTTAGATCAAAGAATTTTCTATTTTTTTCTGCTGGCATATTTTAGTGCAAACATTGTGCAATCTTTCGCTGTTGCAAATGTTAATTTTAGTTTCTTGTTCCTGTGTTGTAAACCTGAAAATTGGAATTTGTGTTTCTTCATGAAGTCAAAGAAACTGAACATCCAGTCTTCGTCCATCCACACAGCGATCTTGTTGCTGGTTATCATGATCGGTGCGTCTATTGTTATTGATTTCCTACCAGACTGAGCCATAGTCAACCTGTTCGCACTGTCTTGAGATATCCTTAACGAAGTAGGCACACATGGGTTTTGGCCCATTCTGTAATGGTACTGCCAGCATCTGTCCTGATTTGATTTTAGGGAAATACCATTTGACTTCTGTGTATATGTCTACCACATCGATGGGATAGAACTCTGGTTTAGTGCTACTCAAAGGATTGAAAGCAAAAGCATCAAATCCTCTGTCGTTCAAACTTGTGATCGGTAACACATGCATTTCTTGTTGTCCTGCCTCGCCTATCAACATCTTCCAATCCAGTGGCATCTTTATCTTGTGCGGTCCTATCTCCAACACCGCCGCTGGAGCATTGAAGCTCTCAAGGAATATCAATGGGATATAGAAGAAATCAGGATTGTCGGGATCCGAATTGTCAAGCACTGCAAATCTCAACTTTTCATCAACCCATTCGGGTATCTTTTCTAACTTGTATGTTCTGTTATCCAGTGTAAGAATTTTCATATGCTTTGTTTTATAATATACGAATTTAAATAATCAATCAACGATTTATTAGATTCACTGCCATAATGATGAGAGTAAAATCCTAACGTGCTGATTTTTTCTTTATTCTTGAGCTCATTTGTTAAGTTGTCATACATAAATTTATTACCAATAAACTTATAGATATCAATAATATTTTTATTTTCTTTCAAAAAAAGTTGTTTTTTGATACTTGATAATTGCTGTTCGTCAAACTTATTACACATGTTAAAAAACAGATGTTTTATTTTCTTACTTTGAAGCCAACCCGAAAATGTAATAATTTTTGTTATGAAGTTATTGAATGCTGATGTGTTGTTGTAGGTCAATGTCTTATACTTCAATAGATTATTTACAGTGTGTAAATCGACCCTAGACCGGAACCTGTGGTTCATTTGTTGTTCATTGGGAAACGGATCCATGGAAACACAAAGCGACTCATCGTATGCCATTCCTGGATCAAATTCTCTGCTTACGGAATCGTCAAACCTTTCTATGTGTGTCAACGGCATCAAAACTAGTTCAGGGAAAGTATTATTGGATAACCACTCTATAGCAACTTTAATTTGTCTGTCTACGGAACTGCCACCGCGACTTAGATTTACGATGTTATCAACATTAAATTTTTCTTTGATGTAATCCTGTAGGTCTACCTGAGAGAAAATTTCACTGTAACTACACCCACTAATTAAAATTGTTTTCATAATCTATTTTTTCTATATTGAACGGATAGTTGGCTTCTTTGTAAAACTTTTTCCTTGCACCCAGGTGTCTTTTTGCAAACTTACAACTACTGGTAATATCCCAAATTTGAACATTATCCTTATCCTCTGCTTTACGAATACCCCTTCCTATACTTTGTATGACTCTCACAAAAGATTTGCCAGGTTCAATAAGAACAAGATTGAATATCCTAGGAATATTGATACCAACACTAGCCACTCCATATGTGGCAATAATAATTTTATTTGTCGCTGTAGACACTTCATCGTATTGTTCCTTTCTGTCTGTGTTTTTAGTTGACCCAGATACGAAAACCGAATCTTCCAGTTGCTCTTGTAGTATTTCACCTGCAGATATTCTGTCTACAAGTATTAATGTATTTCCTGATGAGGATATGTCTTTGATGGTGTTGGCCACCCATTTCATTCTGACTTTATCCGTAGTTAGCCATTTCAACTCTTCTCCATATGTTTTGAATTGTGGATGATCCTGTGTTTGTAGAACATTCACATGACAGTTTGCCAACACACCTTTGTCCTGTAGTTCACTGGCCTGTATCCTGTTGGACACATCACCTATGCTACATTTCAATCCCATGAATTCGTAGTCTGCCTTCGGTACAGTGCCAGTCAGCCCCCATCGTATGCCACAGTGTGCGAATGGTCCTGTCAACAATCTTTTCAGTACATCTGCCTTGGCCATGTGCACCTCGTCTATTATCACTGTGTTGATTCCTTGTATGGCTTCTAGGAAATCTGTTGTGTGTTCGTCCTTGCTTTTCTTTTCAAGCACGTTCAATGATTGCCATGTTGCTATGGTGTTGAATCTGCCCAGCTCTTTCCTGTCACCGTAGTACACGCCCACGTCTAAGTTACAAGCGAGGAAGTCCTCTTCGGTCTGTGTGACAAGGCTCTTGTTGGGAACGATAGTCAGAGTCCTGCCATATGGTTCCACCAATTGGCACAATGCCGCCGTGATTATGGTCTTGCCCGCACCGGTGGCTATCTCCTGTATGCTCTGTGGATGTTCTATGAACTTGTTGATTGTTTCCACTTGATAGTCTCGCAATTCGATTGGCTGTCCCGCCGCGGGATGATTTTCTGGCCATGTTATGTGTGATAGATAATTTTTGTCTACTTGCTTGAATTCAAAGTTGTGTTTCTCTCTTTTATCCTCAACGTCTATGTACACACCGCCTTCGTCCAGAATGGGTAGTATTTGGTCAACCAGGTTTAGGTATGTTGTGCCACCCAACCCAAAGAATGATACCTTGCCGTCCCACCTGCCTAACTTAACTGCTGGTAGATGCCTCGCATATGGTATCTCGTATTTGAATTTGTTTGATAATCTCTTGCGCCATTCGAGGCTTAGGTTCTCGAACTTCACGTTCACTTCATCTTTTATTACTAATTTACAACTGCTCATTCTAAAGTTTTACTATTATGTGATCATGCCAATCCCAACTACTCGGTTGGTGATCACTATAATACAACTTTTTTGGAAGATTTTCAAGCATTCTTTTCAGGTTGTCTGTGCCAGTGGCATAATAACCACCACCCAATGCTACCAATGACGCTTGTGGTTTGACCTTGCTCTTGATCATTGCCCTTGGTATTCTATTACGCACAAATATTATTTTGGTATTATCGTTTATCAATTTGAACTGTTTACTCATTTGGTGTAGTTCGTATAGGTTCTCAAAGAACTCTTGTGATTTTTGGTTGTCTAAAAGATAGGTCCTGTCACTGTTGAAACGGTCTAGGTCCTTCTTGTAGATAGGTTCTTTGACATCGAATCCCCAACTGCATTCATTCAATAGGTCAACACCATGTGCCTTAAACGCATTCATCCATTCCCAGAATTCCTTGACATCCTCTTCCATGTGTATGTCACCACTCACGGGCATGATCAACGGGAAACAGTCTAATTCAATAAGACCTTTTACCACTTCGTTCTTGCTGAATCCTTTGGAGTCTATCCATAACTTGTGATAATTGTTATGTGCTATCTTGTGACCTACCATGGTCTCCGTTGGCACATTGATCCCTTTGGTTGATATGTTGAAGTTCTTCAACGAATCAACTTGTGCCAGTGCTGTCTTGTTTCTAAGATTCGCGTTCCAATATTCCTGTAGTGACTCAGGAGCATTATCTAACACAACCTCACCGGCTATCAATCTTGCTGAAGGTTTACGATGTCCTATCACTTGTTTTTTTATTTCTTCGTAGTCATTCAGTAGGCTGTCGTCCGTGAACTTGAAATCATATCTCACAGCGATCAGTGTGAGATAGTAGGCAGTGACATCACTGTGTTGGAATGTCCATTTCTTTTTCTCACCGTCATACAAGGCATACATTCCTGGCAAGCCACGTTTGTCTTTCATGCAACGTATCAATTGTATCACTTTTTTGTGATACGGAAATCTCATCTCTATCCTGTCAATATTATCGTCGTCTGTGTACTTCTCAATGACCTTGTCAAAACTGATCACACGGAAGTCATCTTCATATTGTGGATTGTCTAGTAAATTCTTAATGTCCATACCGTATGCTTGGAATTTGGTCAGATATCTTTTGAGTATGACCAATGCTAGTCTGGCCTGTTTCTCTGTCCAGGCATATTGTGACTCTGCTAGAGATCTCACAGTTTCGTAGTCTTTGGGGTGTGGCTTGATTACGGCTGTATTTCCTATCATGCTAGGATTTGCCCAAAAATAATCATTATATGCTAGTATTTTGAGTGCTTCGTTAATAGTTTTTGGCAAATCTGTGTGCATTTTATCCATGATATTTTAGGTAATTATTAGTATATTATAGCATAATTGGTAATATAGTCAACCATGAAAAAGTACAAAAATAAAAGCGTTAATGTTAGAAAACAACTTAAAGTAAAGTTGGAAAATACTGCCATTAGGTATAAAAACAAAGTCGGTTTCAGACCCACGGAGCAACAAGCCTATCATTGGTTTGGTGTAATAAACAGAGGATTGTTTAATAGTAGATTACCAAGAGTTCCAATTCATATTAAAAAATTACACAAGGATTGGGGCAGATGCGTGGCCGACTGGGATAATAGAAAATGCAGAAAAGGTACTTTTGATCAAAGAATTATTCCTTACGATAAAACTGAAGTGTTTCATTACATTGAAATTCATTGCAAGTTTCCTACTTGGAAAGATTTTATTGAGACTCTTGCACACGAAATGGTACATCTTTATCAGATGTCTTGGCTGAAAGACCCTTATTCTAATCACAATGCAAATTTCTTTGCATGGAGAAGCAAATTTAAACTAGCAGGCCTAGGCCTAACTAGGTGTTAATTCCTTTTCAAATTCAGCGTAAGTTATAAGTCGACTGTTGCCTAAGTCCGTGCCTGTCTGTAGATGATTAAGGTATTCGGGTGGATTGTCATGAACTATTGTGTAGTTAACATAAGGTCTCATCTTCAGCATGTCTCTGAACTGTTTCAACCATCCTTCAAATATTTTGTCATCGTTACGTTCACCATAACAATCTGTTCCTTGATATATGTTGTTTAGTTCTCCTTTGCCGTACTCTCTGAAATCAAATCCTATCAGGTAGATGTTTTTGTGTCCATGTACGCCCGCAGTCCAGAAAGCGGCGTTGCCCGATATCCAGTGTGGGTTGTGTGGTATGAGATGTATCATGCCCTTGCTCTGTTTCCTGTTTACTTCCAGTGCTGGTCCGTAGTGTACGGTCTTCAAACCCACTTCGTCCTCCACCATCTGCATTGACATCTTTGTGTCCACAGAGAATATGAAGTCCGGCATGAAATCCCTATAAAGTGCATTGCACCCATAAGTCTGTCCAGTGGCCTTTAGTTTTGTAAGATCAAATTCCTTACGTGAAGGACCATTGCCTATAACATAAGCGTTGCCTCGAGGCACCGCTTTGACTTTGTCTTCATAAAATCGGATGTCTCGGAAACGTTTGCCTTGCTTGATTGTAGTATTCACGCATACGTCTTCGCCCTTGTATTTTTCCCATTGGATAGGTTCAATTCCTTTTTTGCCGATGTTTATAGTTTTCATATTTTTTTTTCAAACACCACGATCGTGCTATTTACATTTGTTTCCTTTCGATCTATTACACTATAATTTTCTGTACTAAAAAATTCAACAATATCGTTTATTGTTGGACCATTATAGTATTTCATTTTTTTTTTGGTAAAATTTCTATAGTCATCGGGTTCATTTTCCATTTTTATCGGATATGTATCATGATTTGGACTGCGAATATGTACGTGTTTGCAATTGACCTTTGATAATAAAGTTTTTATTTCTTGTGTCCAGTTGTCCATCAGCCAAATCACTCCGTGCAACAGTATGATGTCCGTGAATATACCATCTGGTAAATCATCTATAGAAGGGTAAAGTTTGGTATGAGGATTGATTTTTTTACAATCCGCACGATGTGTGAAACTGGGCTCCACCCCTATTTTTGTTTTGCAATTTAACTGTTTCTCTGCCTTAGCATTCAACAACCCTTTCCATATTCCTATGTCAACACATGTTTTCCCTTCAAATAGATTTTGATAATCTGCCCATGTTGATTGCCAATGGTGACTACAAAGTTCCCACATATACTTTAAATTATCTATTGATGTGATATCCGGTTTATGGTTCATCTTAGATATTTCTCCTCAAGTCTTGCTTTTATTCTAGCCCATGGCAGTCCCTTTTCGATCTCGTCCTCGAACCATTCCGTGTATGCCAGTTTGTTGGCCCAGGTCAGCCTGTTGGGCATGGCCGGTGTGTTGATGTCCATTAATTTGATGTTCCCGACATCGTGGCACAGGCTGGATTCTGATACGAACACAGGTATACCTTTTATCACTGCTTCCATAGCCGGGTTACTGGAATGATTGATCACAGCCCATGTTCTTTCCAGTGTGACTTTGAAATCTGTGTCATCATATGTCCTATAATCTCTCTTTGGTAATCTCACCTTGACATTCTTAAATTTGTCCTCATCAAATGTAATTACGTTTCTAGGATGAGGTCTCACTAGTATGGGCCTTGTGGTGTACTTGCGAATTTCTTTTATCTGTTGTTCAATCCATTGTGACATCTTTGGCAGTCCCTTCCACTGTTCTGATGCATCATGTTGTCCGCATATCACAATGAGGTCACCTGTGGGATTCCATGGTCTTAGTTCGTGCTTGAACAAAGGCCAACGTTTTTCGTCAAACTTTTCATTGGCAAAGTCGGCATCTCTGTTGATGCCATTTATTCCAATCTTGAAACTGAGATTCCTACGCAATCCGCCCACTTCTATCACTATGACTGGTTTTCCTTGTTTCCTGTATCGATCCCACACACTTTTATAACTTTGCATCCGGCCTCTCCACAGCACACTCCATATCACTGCCACGTCCGCGTTGGTTTCCCTGTTGACTATTACTTCGTCACCGGCCTTCTGTATTGACTCTATAAATTTTTTAAAGATCGTTTTGCTGTTCAGTGGACCGTGTTTGGGCCATGCTTCTATCTTCATATTGATGGTGGTACCTTTTTCCAATAGTCAACAGACATTATATCTGCTGGTGCGTTTGGGTTGGCACGTAGATCGTTCCTACCACTGGTTCCGTGTTTCTTACGCTTTCCCTTCATGTGGTCCATGTACAATCCAAGTTCACTGTTGACGAACACATGATGTCCTTTCACACCTATCCAGTATCCTATGTCGTTGACTGTGATGTTTTTTTCTTTCCTGTACTTCTTAGTGAGATGCCAGAACACGTAACTGTCATGCCATTCCAATAGATTGAACACTTCGTCGGTCACGTACAGTTGTTCCCATTCATCTACAAAATTTAGTATCTCAGGATGTTTCATGTTGTATCCAACGAATCCACATTCAGGATATTTTCCACCGTCGTTCAATTTTGGATTCTCTCTGCCTAGGTATGTTACCATGGTGTCTGTGGGCAATAATTTTTTAAAAAAATCTAAAGGTACAGGCCTAAATGTGAATGTGTCTGCATCTATCCACACCACGTAATCATAATCTTTTGAATTACGCACGCCATTCACAACACAGAACACTTTGTTTGAAAATCTCACAGCGGCCCACAGATAAGAGCCTTTGTTCTTGTCCATGCCTCCTTTGGTTTGTAGTTCGGCAGGGCGTCTCACACCGCCTTCGATTTCTTGTAATTCTCCGTTTGCCACGGGATCATCTTTGTGTTTATTTTTGAATTTGAACAGTTCCGGTTCTGCACTGTTTAGATCGATCCATGTTATTCTTTCATGATCACAATGGGGTTTAGGTTCCTCAGCATACACAACTATGTCAACTTCTTTTGGAAATTGTTCAGCCATTGACTCTATTCCTTTCTTGGCATATGATTCCCATGTTCCGGGTTTGTACGATGTGATGACTTTTATTTTCATAATATTGATATTTAATCTACCTAGTCATGCTGTATTTTTTAATCCAGTCACTGACCATCCACGCTGGGATCAATGCCTTTCCGGCCTTTTGACTGGCCTTTACCACATCCAGTTTAGAGTTTTCACCTGTCCTGCCTTTGTAGAAATTATTTAATTTGGCACTAGCACTAGTGGAAAGCCAGTGTCCAACAGGAACAGTCCATCCGGTTTTCATTTTGTTAATAATCTCGTTTGGTAACTTACCTAGATACGCTTTCTTAATAAAAGACTTTGTATCACTTTTATCAGGACCTAGTTTAAGATCAGTGTGCATACTCATACAATATTGCATGAACATTTTAGTGGCTAACGGAAAACGTCCTTCCATGCTGTATGCCATCCCGTACTTGTCATTTCTGCTGAACATCTCTTCCGGGACTTGTGCAACACAATCTAACGCCATGTATGATCCAATCGGGTCTTCACTATTCCATAATTCTCCTGAATAGCACTTCCGGAATTCGTCTATCAGTTTTTCGTCACTTACGGGATTCTCAGTTAACTGCAACGGACGTTTGATTCTTTTTAACCAGAGCATTAATACATCATCCCAACTTTCTATTTTTTGTTTTCCTATTTGTTTTTCTAGCCAAGGTTGATTTTTCATTTTCCAATATTTTGGATATCCTGCAAGTATCTCGTCTCCCATGTCACCTGCCATTGTAACAATAACTTCATTATCTGATAAAAATTTGTTTGTCGCACAGTACATTGACATACTGGGATTGTATACAGGTTGCTCCATATAGTATATGCTGTCGTCCCAATTATCTATAAACGTCTCGGGTGTTATAACAACTTCCTTGTGATTGAAATTATTCTGTTGTGCAAGTATGCTGGCACAATTAGCATCACTGTTATAGTCTTCGTCTGCTTGTACATTGGGCTCCATCCTGTTTGTGAATGTATTAGCCTCGCCTTTTAATTGTTTGAGCTCATATGCTACTATACTAGAATCCAGACCGCCGCTCAAAAATACACCAATCTTTCTCCTACCAATAGAACACATTTCTACTGTCTTTTTGACTTTTTTTCTGAATTCTTCCTCATTGAATTTTTTGTTACTCGTGGGTCTAATGTGGACTCTGTGTGTTTGTATAATTTTTTTAGAGGCTATGTCATACACTATTGTTTCGCCCGCTAGTAATTTTTTAATTCCTGTAAAGAAAGTATTACGTAAAGCATTGATCCCAGTTCTTGCCATAAAACTGACAGCAAGATTATCTATTTTTCTGCTATTAGGAACTTTGTCTAGCATTCCTTTTATTTCAGAGCCAAATACTAGTCCCTCGCTGATTTCTGCATAGTACACAGGTTTGACTCCTGCATGATCTCTGCTCAGTGTTATTCTATCTTTGTCAACTTCATAGTAAGCAAAGCCATGCATAGAATCTATTTCGTCAATAAACGATAATCCAAATTTATCTAGTCCCCAAGCAAGTAGTTCGGTGTCGCAACCTGTGGTGTCCGTGAACTCTTTATATTTTTCTTTGAGTTCATAATAATTGAATATCTCGCCATTGTATACCAGATAGTTGTACTTTGGTGTCCTCCATGGCTGTTGTGATTTTCCTGGCTCGGCCATTATACTTAGGAGATTGTGACCCAACGTCACTGCGTTGCCTGATTTCTTGTTTACGATTTCAATTTTTTGCCCACCGTCTGGACCTCTGTGTTTACAGAGATGCATGTAATCATTAATAAATTTTTGATCACTTGCAGTTATGCCGTATATGCCACACATTATAATCCTAACTTCTCTTTGAATCTTTTGAACACTGTGCCATCCCTTATTTCTTTTTCCGTCCATTGCTTGTACCCAATGTCATGCACCCATTGGTCTCTTTCGGGATACTCAGGAGTCTCTATGTTATTAAGATCCTTGTTTGCAACGTCCCAACAAATTGCCAAATCAGATGTGACGAATGTTGGTATTCCTCTCACACAACTGTCAATGCTGGCAGTACTATTGTGCGTCACGACTGCATGACAATTTGCGATTGCTTCCTGGAAATTGAATCTGTAATATTTTTTCTCGTCACCGCTGAAGAATTTTTGTCCTATTATAACTTTGCATTCTTCGGGAAATTCTTTGATACGTTCTTCTATGTGTGCCATGTGATTAGGGTGTGGGCGTATCAAAAACGGTCTATCTGTTGCGGGTCTAATCTTTTCATACACACTGTGGAACCACTCAACAGGATCTAAATTGTTCATACTCCAGTTGTCTTTTGGTTGCAACACAAACAATATTGGGTCTTCCTGATTTGACTTCCTCCATGGTTCGTATTTTATATCCCATAAGTTCTTCATCATCTCCCATCTATCAGGTGGTGAGTTGTCACTTAGGAAGTTGCCGTTGTTCATTGGCGAATACAAACTCACACGCCAGTGATGTTTAGGATGTGTTATTGTATTTCCAAAACTTGAAAGTATTCCACCGTCAAATGTGATAATATGAATGCCTTTTTTCTTGGCACGCTCTACAAGGTCTCTTCTACGACCTTTTGTGTGGTGCATCTGATTTGATCCACCGTACCCAAACATACAACCTATTTTTGCTGTTGGCTCCATTTCGTTGTCCGTCCACTCTCCTGTCTTGTGTTCGTTTACCATTATAGGATTATCACCACATGCCCTTATTCCTTCGGCCATGTGTTGCAGTAGTTCATAACTCGCACCACGTCTACGGTCTTTTACTGTTCTTCTGAATATCTCAACGTCCATCTAGTATACTTAATGCCCAACCGTTACGAAACTCTTCCTGAGTGAACTGACCATAAGCGAGGCTGTAGAACACAGGCTCTCTGTCAGCATAAATTGGAGTTTCTATTTTACTGAAATCTGATTCACATATCTGCCCGCACGGGTTTTCAAAATTGCTGAAGCAAGGCACACCGTTGTGCAGTGCTTTTATTGTTATCGAACTGTTGAAAGTAACCACAGCGTGTACCTGATCCCATTCAAAAGGTTTCTCGGGTTGTTTGTTTTCACTAGGTCCCGGCAACATCCTTCCTTGCTCGTCTAGATAACTTTTTGGATTGTAAGGTTTCTCTCTTACTATAATTTCTCTGTCTGTGTTTGCTTTCAGTGTTGCCATGGTTTGCTCTAACCAGTTTGGAGCATTGAAGTGTAACGCCATGCTATGACTTGGCGGCACAACTAAAACATATTTTCCGTTTTTGTGGTAAGGATGTATAGGATCACCTTTGTAATATTTCTTGTATCGATCATCGGGTCTTGTCTCGTGTGATGTCTTTACGTGTTCGTTTTTCACACATCTCATCCAATATGGTGTCCCCCTGCTCTCGCCCCAGTAAGGTCTATCTATGTAGTAGAAATCTTTTTTGTTTTCTTTGGCCCAGTTGTACACAATGTTTGTGCCTCTGAGAACTCCCATGAAGGCGACTTTTGTACAGTCAGTGTTCATTGCGTCTTGGTAATTGACAATTTTGCCTGATACGCCTCTTGCTATTGATTCAATGTATTTTTCGGTGTTGGCTCTTTCTGTTCGTACACAATAAAACATAATCGTAAATAGTTATCGATGAGAAACTTGGTTATTCAATATTATATAGACATACAAAAATATTCGCAACCTGAGTTTAACAATCTCAAACCCAGTCCCATGGAGGAGTACAGCAGGCACAGTTTCAAACTGTACTGCGAAAAATTTAATTTGGATTACCTCAGGATCACCGAACCAAAGTTAGGGTTCAAACATCCTACTTGGGAGAGATTTGACCTGTGGACGGATAGGAGTTGGTGGGATGACTATGATCAGATCATGTACGTTGACAGCGATGTCATAGCATTACCACACGCACCAAATATATTTGAGAAGTATCCTGATGAGGACAACAAATTAAAGACAGCATATTATCCAAAGTTTAGGAACGCAGGACCAGAAGGGGCCAAGCACAACCAACGTGTAAATCCTTTGGCTGACAACTACACAGGCGAACAGATAGCAAAAAGGTTTGTACAGCCTGGCGTGATGATATTGAACAAGGTCAATACTGAATTTATGTTGCCTTGGGTAGAGAAGTATAAAGACATCAAAGATGATAGGATCGATGATGGTATGTTCCTAAATTCCTGTATAGTCGACAGCGATGTGCCACTCTTAGACATGGATAAAAAATTCAATCACAAAAACAATGGTGAACGTTATGACTACGACAACGTGTACTTCCTACATTGTGCAGGCGGAAAGAAACACAAAAGGCAAGTAAAGATTTGGGGCAAGTTGAAAAAAATGTATCCCGAAGTCAAACCTGACCTGTCAGGACTAATCGAGTAACTCGATAAGTTTTGGCACATCTATTTTTAGATCTACCATATCTTTTGATTTTTTATTTTTTGGTTTTGGTCCTTTGAGTGGAACTGTATCACATAGTAATACTGTGTGCTTCAATCCCAAGTGCTTTGATAATACCGGATAAACTTTCTTGCCGAAAAAGGCTTCGTGTGTCAGTTCATAGATCTTTGTGCCCTCTTCACACCATAGTACATTTGTAAGTCCAGCACCGTGTGGTGATACTATGTGTGTGGCTTCGGCAAAAGTTTGTACCTGTTCTTTTATTGACATGGTATCTAGGTCCACAGTTTCCCAACCTTTGAGTGCCATCAGCATTTGTTCCTTGTTTTGAATGTTCCTGTTCTGTGCGTTTTCCCTTGTGACTACTATTTTCCTGTGTGCTTTAGTACCCTTGTCTTTGACAAGATTTCCAAGATGCCTTATCCATGGGGGCATGTGAGGAGTTAATATACCGTCTTTATGATTGCTAAGTGAGGGTACGATCAAGTGGCTGAACCTCCAAGTTTCGTCTTTTGGCATCACAACATAATTCAAGTCAGGAAAAAATTCCTTACATACCTTCTCAAAATATTTGCTTGGGTTTGATAAAACAAAAACATATTTCTCAAAATTTGTGCTCCAACGTTTTTCGATCAGTCTAAACTTTGACACGATATCTATCCAGATGTGCCATGGATTTTCAGCACTGTATTGGTCAATGGGTAACCATACGTATTTCCATGTGCCATTAAATTGTTGCTTGATCGGTGGCATGTCGATGTCCACTTTGTCTCCCCATTCCGTGAATATGTCATGTACCTTGTGTGGTTTATCTCTGTATTTTGATATTAATGACCATACGTGATTTGTGATAATCTTTCTGTCTTCTGTGATTAGGACAGGCAAAGAGTTTACGCTACAGTTAGAGAAATCGCCTACAAAAGTTGGTAAACTTGAGTAGGTATATTTGATATTATACAAATTCCAGTCAATGGTGAATTGATAACTTTGGTCAATTACTTCAAATTGCTCTGTGAAGTACTTGATGTCATTAATGTTTTGAACTGTTTGCATTTACAATAATTATACTGTAGTATATTACTGTATGTCAAAAATATTTTCAAACGGTTGTAGTTTCCTTACTCCTAGACCAAAGGATGGTGTAAACACGTTTGTAACCAAACACCTGGCAGATCTATATGGCTTGGAACTTGAAAATCTTGCCATGGGTGGTAGAGGAAATACAAGGATCAGTTTCTCCACCAAGACTTATTTTGAAAAGTTTGGTACACAAGATACCTTTGCGGTAATAGGTTGGTCTAGTGCGTATCGTAACGACTATATCACTAACGACGGTTGGAAAAAAGGCAGAATGCCTGGTACTGATCTCACTTGGAGAACATGGAAAACGCTAGACAATGTCAGTTTTATTAAAAGCAACATAGGATGGGATATAGAAAATCATGCCATAATGACGTTCCTGGACAATGTCTTTGATCTACAAAATTACTTCGAAAGAAAAAGAATTCCTTATGTGATGTACAACGCACTCCCAAACTCATTTGATGGGAATTCTCAGGACTTTGATACTATCAAGAAAGCGATAGATATGAAAAGATTTTTCAATCCCGAGGTCAGCCATTTGGAATACATCACTGAGAAAAACTTGATAGTCAGTCCAAACGATCCCCATCCGTCCACAGACGGGCACACAGAGTGGGCAAATCAACTGAAAGAATTTATAGATGCTAACAATCTACGCACCATTTAATAACAAGAACAGCAAGGCCTGGGAAGTGTTCAACGGTGTTGAAAAGTCGTGGCCCGATCAAATAACCAAACTAGACAACGCAGTAGAAAAGGATCCAGTCAGCAATAGTATGTTCTGGGGATTCGTAGGCAACAACAGAGAGATGGTGCAGAAGTTAGATGCCCGTAATCACAACTACTGGTTCACGGACACACCCTACTTTGGTAGATTTGACAACAGTAATCTAAAGCCAGACAATCACTATTGGCGCATATGTAAAAACAGGATACACGCTCCTTACTTGAAGGACTGCAAGGCAGACAGATTTGAAAAGTTTGGTATGAAGATAAAGGCACCAAACTTTGCCGGTAAGCATGTTTTGGTTTGTCCCAGTTCCACAGGCATACACCAATACATGAACAGACCCAATTGGACTAACGAGACAATAGAACAGATTAAGAGATACACGGACAGACCTATCAAACTTCGACACAAGCCTAGGGGCAGGGGTACATCAGGACCAAGTGAGGCAAAGGTACCCCTATCCGAGGACCTCAAGGAAGCGTGGTGTGTTGTGACAAGTTGTAGCATCGCGGCCGTGGAGGCCATATGTGAGGGCATACCTGTGTTCTGTGATAATATGAGTTTTGCTGTTGATGTTGGCAATGTTGAATTATCTGACATTGAGAATCCGTATTATGGAGGGCCTGAACCATGGCTGTACAGTCTGGCATACCAACAGTTCACACCAGAGGAGTTCGAGAACGGCACAGCGGTAGAAACATTAATGGACAAAGGAATATTGTAATGCCAAAATTGAAAAGTTATGACGCGGACAGTTTCAGTTTCCCTATCAAAGATAAAACAATAAAATTCGCAAACGTCAAAGGCCACAAGACCTATATTAAAAATAGAATGGACAGACTGTTGACAAAAGAGCCTGAAACAATTAAATGGATCAATCAATTTGGACAAGACAGTGTGTTCTTTGATGTTGGTGCCAACATTGGCATATACACATTGTACAGTGCCGTCATGAAGCAGAACACGGTGTTTGCTTTTGAGCCACACTCTGCAAGTTATAAAAATTTATTGGACAGCATCAATTTGAACAAACTTGAAAAATGTCAGGCCTACTGCGTGGCGTTGAGCAATCAAATTTCCCTTAGCACTATGAATGTCAAGAACATGCACGAAGGGGTTGCTGACAACAAAGTCGGTCAACGCGGAGATTACTATCATGGATGCACGGAAATGCACATGGACTTTCTAGTTGGTAAAAGTATATTGCCTCAACCGGACTACCTAAAAATTGACGTAGACGGATTCGAAGACAGGGTGCTGAAGGGTGCTTTCGCCACAATACAGAAATGCAAAAGTGTGCTCGTTGAGATAGATAACAGGCATGTTGACATGGTGCAAAAATTAAAGGATCTTGGATTGAAATTACAATCACAACACAAACGTAACGAAGAAGAGTTCAATTATATTTTCACAAATGAATAGGAATTTAGTAGTGCAGTTTTTTGTATCGGTAGACAAATATTCAGATCCTACCTACAATCAGATAGGAGTCAATGAAGAACTCTACAGGTACAGTACCACATCAGTTGAACAGTATGCCAAACGTATAGGTGCTGATTACAAGTTGATGACCGAGCCTGTGATCAATTGGATACATCCAACATTCGAACGTTTTGATCTCTTCTTCAATGACACATGGTGGCAACAGTACGACAACATATTGTATCTGGACACAGACGTCATTGTGTGGCCCGGTGCACCGGATGTGTTCAAAGAGTATCCCTCAACTGTGTCTTTCAAACCTGTGTATGACAGGATAGCGAGGAAGAATTCGTTGTCGTATCACAAGCAAAGAGCAAAGGATACCTGCCTAGGAAAATTTGAACCATCGATCCTGCAGAAGAAAAGATTTAATGCTGGTGTGTTTATGTTGAATAAAACTTGTGTAGGGATAATGAAAAAGTTTTTAGATTACAAGAATTTAAATGGTGATGACAACGAACAATTAATATACGCAATGCTTGAATCAAATGTTGATGTTGATCAAATGGATTGGAGATATAACAAGAAAAATGGCACAGAATGTTATTTTGGACATGCTAGTGGACAACAAAAGTTTAAATCTAATTACGACATGTTACGAATAGCAAAAGAGATTTTTGATCATTCACTATAAAAACATTTTTTCTCACGATACTTCATCACAAAAAGGTTTAATGTAATCCGGTTGGATTGTTGATTGCTTTCATAACTGTGCCATGTCTTACCTTGCTGACCACAAAATATAAAGGTGCTGTTAGGTTTCCATTTGGCCTCTTTGACGCACGAAGTATCTGATTGTTTCTTATACATCTTGGTCCCTATGTTCTCATCCGGCGTGATGTAGGTCACTGAACTCCATGTTTTTTCTAATCCTTCTTGGTGCACATAGAACTTGTAAGGCAACGGAGGTGTAATGCTGATGTGTGCATTGATGCCTAGTGTTTTGTATTCCCTGTATGAGGGATAGATGTTTTGGACGTCTTTGATCCTGGCTAAGAGTTGTTTACAGATATCGAATGTTTCATCATAGAACTCTATTCCGTGATCTTTGAACTTGTCTGGATGTATGTGTATCAGTTCTGTTGTTTTAAAATTCAAGTTTTTTTCACACTGCAATTTTAGTTTTGCAAAGATCTCAGGACTTATAGTATCCTCAAGTATTTGGTGCGGCCATGGGGATAACAATACTGGAGAGTTCAAACACTTATCAATAAATTTTTTTCCTTCCATTATTTTATTCTTTCAATAATTACTTTGTATTTTCCTATAACACAAGCACGGTTCTATATCCTTCCCCGCCAGGTTCGTTTTTCTTGATTCTTTTTTGCCATTCCGGACCATACCGTCTTTGTAATTTTAAAATTCTTTCGTGTGGGACATTAATTTTGATGCCATTCCACTCCATTAACGGAATCTTATTTGTCTCCGGATCTATACATTCACTCCACGTAACTTTCTCATGCAGATCAAAAAAATTGGTACCATTATTTTCTGCAAAGTAAAAATCTAACTGGCAATCTTCTTTGCTAATTTGCATGAATTTACCCTTCTTATCTATTGTCATTTCGTATGCTTCTTTATCTATCATATATTTTACACATTCTTTTACCTTTGGTATTTCTGCGACATCAATCACAATATCTATGTCGTCGTCACCGTCTATACACGAACCGTCCCTGACTATACCTAGTAAAGTGCCGTAAGCAATAAACCAATTGTTTATCTTGTATTCATTTAATTTCGTACAAATTAATCGCAGGTTACTGTTAAGTTGTTTTTTTGTTTTTGGTGTTCCTGTCATTTCTTTCTTAAAATAGTTCTTATACAAATAGGATCTTCTTCACCAAACGGTGCAAACCCCTTATCTTCTTTCAAATAGATTATTTCGAATCTGTTGTTGATTTTGTTTTTAAACTGTTCTAGATTTATAAAGTTTCTGAAATGTGTTTTACCAAAATGTAAGGAAATATCCTGGCTTTTATCACTTCTAAATTCCATACACATTATTGTTTTATGTTTTATACTATCTAAAAAAATATCTTGTTGAACGTTGCTTATAGTATGATATGTGAATCGTGAATATATCACATCAAAATTTTCTTTATTGAATGTACAAAAATCTGCCTTTTCAAAAGTAAAATTTTGGTTATCTGTGTGTTGTATCAAATCCACTCCTACAACGTTGTGTGTCTTAGCAAGTTCCATGGCATCTCTTCCAGTGCCACATCCTGCATCTAATATGTTCAAATTTTTAGAATTTTTGAAATGATCTAAAATGAATTTGCAGAACAAAGATGGTTCGAGTAAACGTTTGTCATTGCTGTTTTTGGAATAGAATAATTTCCAATATTCTGAATCGTTGGGCATCATGCACTGAAAAGATTGATCAATTCCTTCTTCCAGTCATCGGCGTATTCGCAATCTCGGTAACCATCGAACCACGGACCACCTTCCGTGTAGTGTAATACTTTTGGTGTGCCGTCCCTTGGTTCTTTGTACCAACCTACTAGCCAATTGTATTCTAAGGGTAATGATCCTATCTCATTGTCTTCCAACCAACTGAACCTGTGTAGGAACTTTGGCGATTCTTCGTTCAATAGTTCTGGTGTGAGTATTTTGTTTTTTGGATGTTCACAGTTCCACAATACCATGCTTGACCAGTTCTTCCTGGGATATGATGTCTGAACCTGTCCGTCCATTTTTGTTGTTTCTTTGGGAGTGTAGTCGTGTTGCACCACGACAACTGCTTTCGAGTCGTCACAGTATTTCACAAGTTCGTGGCTTGGTATCTTCCAAAGGAAATCACAGTCGCAGAACACCGCCCAGCCTTTGAAGTCATTCATGTATGGCACGAAGAACCTAGTGAACGTGAACTCCGTTGACGCCAACTTGTCCACAGGCCTGGTGTACAGTCCTTGGTCCCGCATCTGTTTTTGTTTGAGGGGTATAACTTCAGCAGATGGATCTCTACGCTTGATTGAGTGCTCGCAAACTTGATATGCTATGTCTTCTCTGCTGTCGTGCCCTACGTAAATTTTCATTTTCTTCCTGAGACTATTTGGTGTATGTCTTGCCAATTACTTACACGTATAATATCAGGATGTTGTAGGTCTTGATTGTATGGGTGGTCTATTAATATAGGCTTTAAACCGTATTTGAGCCCGGCTACAGCGTTGTTTGGCTTGTCCTCGACCCAATACAGTCCGGTGTCGTGAAACTCCGCTAATGCACTGTCTTTGTCGGCACCCGTGCCAAGTATGTGGTAATTTGTGAACACATGCTCGCCAAACAGTTCACCCAATCTTCTCTTACGTAACTGTTGTGCTGGTATATCTGATGTCTGAGATGTGATAGGTATGAAGGTCCAACCCTCGGCCGCCAACAGTTTGACCCACGTCTGTGACTCCGGCATAGGTCTCTGTGTGCCCATCCAAGCACTCCTGTTGAACTCTCTTATGTGTTTTCTGATCTCGTCTTTTGTCACACCAAAACGTTCTGCCATCTCGTATGTGTTCTGTTTGTCTGGTAGTAATCTGTGAGGATGATATCTAGCACCTCTCTCATCAAACAGTGTCTTTTGTAACATCCATTTTGTGAAATGGTGTTCCCATTCCAACAGTACACCGTCTACGTCTGTGAGTATTATTCTATTATTTGATATCGGCATCTTCCATCCCTGCTACTCTCAGTTTCACGATGTTTGTTATCTGCCATTGTTTCTGATCCAGTCCTTTGGTTATGCCCAGCCATTGATTTCTGATTAATGCGAAGTCATTTATTATTTTGTCCATGTCTACAACATCATCCTCGCCGTCCACGTACTTCTCTGCATCTCTGCTTGATAGTGCTCTGTTGTAATTTTCCAAGTATTTCCTGAAAGTCTTTGATCTTAATCTACGTAATTCTATGTTTAGGTATTCCAATATCGCTTCTAACTGTTGCAGTTGACTGAATCTTTCTTCCACTATGCCTGGCAGTGACGCACTGGCCCTTTCCAGGTTACCGTATATTTTACACTGCTTCTTGGCTTCGATCAACTCCTTGTCGAAGTATGCCACACAGTCTGGTATCTTGTCTAGGTTTCTGCTGACTTCGTTGTACCAATTAATCATCTTCGCCGTATCCGTATGACTCTTCGTCTTCCTCGAACACAGTGTTGATCGCTTCTTCTAACTTGGGATCGTATTCGGCAGACGCCTTGATCTCGTCTTGCTCCACTCCTATGTCCTCTAGGCTCTTAATAAAGTCTATGGCACAGTCCAGTTTCTGTCTCTCTGGAACGTAGTGTGTTATGGAGTTCCATAACCTTTCGATGTCCTCGTGTGTAAAGTCTATCATTACTCTTCTTTTTTACTCTTTGCTTTTGGTTTTGTTTCTGTTTCTACCTCGATAGGGGCATCGGTGTCTTCCACTTCTTTGGGTGCTTCCTCTTTGAACTCTGCCATTATCATATCTAATTTATCACCAGTCCACGCTTTTCTGAAATCTATGTGTTCTTTACCTGCCTTATCAATGTATTTCAGCCTGTTTCCTGTTTGAACTAAAAGACCTTTTTTCTCGAACAGGTCCACAAGTCCACTGTATGGATCCATGCCTGTGTCATAAGGAATTTTTACTTGTACACCTTCAAAAGGTTTAGCATATCTAGTCTTCATTACCTTACAAGCGGCTCTGATACCTCTTACTTCTGATATCTTGTTGCCTTTCTCGTCTTCTTTCAATTTTAGTTTTTTCATTGCAATTACAATAGAACTCGCATAGATAAATCCTTGTCCACCTGATATCTTGTCATCTGGATCAAACATATCCTGTGATGCGTATGTATGATTGGTTGCTATGAGTCCCACGTTCCAACTACCAAACATATTAACACAGTTCCGTACAAGAGCAGTCAACGCCTTGGGTTTTCTACCTAGGTCACCTTTCATGTCACCTGCTTCAAACTGGTTAACATCTGTTGGTGTAAGCATCATACCTAAACTGTCTATAACAAATAGTACTTTTGGTGCACCCTCTTTGTTGTCTGCGTGTTGCTCTCTGTAACCTTTCATGAATTCCGATATGGTCTTTGCTACATCGTCTACCATTGACATGCTTAATTTTAAAAGTTTGTCTTCTGATGTGTCCACATTCAATGCCTGTAGCCACTGTTCGTCTAGTGCATTCTCTGTGTCAATCAGTATAACGAAGATGCCTTGCTCTTGTGCATTTTTTATTATGTTTCCTGATGCTATGTAACTTTTACCTGCTCCTGATTCTCCTGCAAGTACTGTCACTTTTCCTAGTGGAATACCTTTGTTGAAATCACTGGTCATCAAATAGTTTAATGCATAATTTCCTGTTGATATCCAATCTGTGGGATCGCTGAATCCTATGCCAAGTCCTTGTATGGACTTTGTGATGCTTTTTCTAAATTTTGTTGCGTCAAATACTTTTGTCATAATTTTGTCCTTTGTGTCATCTATTTTAGCATACCTAGGCCCTAACGTCAATATTAGGGCCTTGGTAAAATGTCAGATTATTTTGCTTGTCTTGATCTAATTAACTTCAAGATGTCTTCTGCTCTCTTGGCACTGTCACCTGCAGGAGCCGCCGTTGCCGGAGCCGCCTCGGGTTGTGGTGCCGGTGCACTATCAGTCACAGGTGCCGCTGTTGGGGCCGTTTCTGCCACTTGTGTCGCCGCTGGAGCCGATGCTGTTGGTACTTGTACCTGTGGTTTACCTTGGTAAGCCACGCCTGCCGGTCTGAAGTACTGTCCATACTGCTCAAGATCATAAGCCTCACCTTCCACAGATTTAGCAAATAATTCTGCAATTATTTTTACCTCTGCTTCGGTTGGCTCTTTTGGTCTGAAGTCACCTAGGTTGTGCAACCCGTGTGTGTCGATCGCGGCTCTCTCTGCCTCGTCTAACGGTCTTTCCCTTCTTGACCATTTTGATGTTGAGTAATCAGCATAACCACCTTTGGTTGTCTTAGTGATCCTGAAGTCCACACCTTTCAAGTAATCAGTTGGCATTTCTTCCATCTCTGGATCCATCAGTGCCCCTCTGATTATGTTGAAGATCTGAGGTCCAATTATGAATCTTCTGATCGGATTCTCAGGTGTTGAGTCTTCTGCTAGTGGATTCGTTGTGACAAAACCCTGGAAAATGTAACTTTTCTTCTTCCAGTATTTTCTGCCCATGTCTTCCATGCTCTTGTCTTTGAACCACGGTCTCACTTCTGTGAGTACTGGACAAGTCTTCCCATACATTTCCATGCATGGTACTTGCACTGTCACTGGTCTACTGTCAGTCTGACCTTTGATACCAGCGAATGGTAACTTGATCATGTTCCTTTCGGTCCAGAAGAATGTGTTGGTCTCGTCCTTGTCTGGTAAGAACCTGACCACTGCTTCTGATCCTTCTGCTATATTCCAGTGTGGGTAGATGGCGTTGTCTCCGCCTGTGTTGGAAGTGGAGCGATTCACTTCTTGAGATTTTAACTTCGCTCTTATTTCAGCCAATGATGCCATAATGTAAGCCTCCTTTATTGTGCCTATGTTTGTTTTAGTTTGCCTAAATGTATATCAGACATATAGTACGTAATATACAACTATATTTATCTAATGTCTACTACTATTATTGGTAAAGTGCTAAGTTTTTGATACGGTCTATTTGGGCGTCGTATGCCTGTTCTTCTTCTGAATAGAATTCATTAAGATCTAGTCCTGCCATTTCAATGGCATCTTTCAGTGTGTACTCTTCGTCACCTACTTTGAACTTGTCGCCTGCTTTCATGCCCGCCGCTTTGGCTTTCTGTACTGCCTGTGCGAATTGGTTGCCCTCGAACTTACCTGCGTGTGCACCGCCCTGCATCTTCTCGTAGTGTTCCGCGGCCTCATCTGGTGTAAGACCTAGTTCGTCGGCCTTGCTCATGAATTCATCTTTGCTCATGCTCTGTGCCATGTCCGCTATCTTGTCGCCCATGCCCTCAGTTTTATCTGCGTACTTGGGATCACCGGACTTCATTCTTTGATACGCTGGTGTGTTCATCATCTTGTCTGCTTTTGTCACATCAAGTTTTGTAGCGTTCTCTTTGTCCTTCTTTTCTATTTCTGGATCTTTTGGTTCCATCGCGTATTCGTTCACAGTTTCGTCTACCCATGATTCAAACGCTTCTGTCTCTTTTGCTTTGCCTTTTAGATCTTTCTTGGGATTGAAATCCGCTGGATCCATTCTCACTTGGTCCGTGTATCCTGGCTCTGATTGCATTTTCTTGTAGTCGTCGATGTATCTCTTTGCCAACTGCACCGCTATCTTCTTGTTCTTGATGTAGTCAGGTGTTGGTTTGAATGTTGCTGAATTTTCTTGTTCCATCTCATCTGCTACTCTACTAGCGAAGTTTGCCACCCTGTCTTCCTCGCCTGTCTTGGTCAACAGTCTTGATGCTATGTCTGACAGTATAGAACTCAACATGGTGTTCTTGTTTGTGAATTTTGTCACTTTCAACATCTTGTCTGCTGAATCATCTTTCCTTAGAACCAATTTGCTGTCCGGATCATTTAAGAAACTCTGTACTACTGCTCCGTGATCTACAGGTGCTTGTATAGGTGCGTCAATTGGTTCAGCATCTGGTTCTAGTTCGTTCACTTGTTCTTGCTCTTTGGTTGCTTCGAATTCGCTCATTATTTTGTTTATGATTGGGAAAGCATCTTCTACTCTACTGTCTAGGTTTTTCATTGTGAACTTCTCTCTTAATTTGTTTACAGTCTCGTCGTCTAGTACTTGTTCTTCTGATGTTTTGAAATCTTTACTTGCGTTCTCGTAGTGTGTTTGGTTAGAGAGATTCTTCATGTAACCTCTTAGGTTCTCTAGTTTCAATTTAGTCTGCTCGATGATGTCACCCGCGTTGTCGTTCAATTGATCTTTGTTAGATGCATATCTCGAGAATGAATTTAATTTTGCGATGTCTTCTGACGTTGAAACGATATGTTGTCCGAATTCATCATGCGGTCTACCACCGTTGGCCACGTGTCTCATCATTGCCCTCGCACCTGCTAGGTGTGTCATTGGATACTTGAATCTCTCTCCATCTTCGTTTTCAATGTACAGTGATTGTATCTGTCTTGATCTCGCACCGGGCACGGTCTCATCAACTTTGCCTTTGTGTCTGATTATCAATTTTGTTTTGTTTAGGTTCTCGAATGAACTCTTAGAAGTGCCTGTTAGGCCTTCTGCAACTGGTGCCTTTTCAACACCCGCTAATTTAGTGATTCTCGCTAGTTCTTCTGACATTTCATCAGTATTTACCGTTTTGTTCGTATCTGCAAGATTTTCATAGTCCTGCTTCGTTAGGTTGTTTTTTGTGATATCTCTAACATCAAACCTCATTTGATGTTCTACAGCGAAGTCTTTCAACTCCTTAAGGAACGCATACCATTCGTCTCTGCTGTCCTCATCAATCTTGTTCACTAGATCCCTGTTGTAATACACTTTCATGTTCTCACCGTCTGCTAGGCTTATGCTCACGCTACCAAAAGTGTCTGCGTCCTCGGCAAATTCGAACTCAAAGAACACTGCACTGCTTGGATCGGCTGTAGCGGCACCATTCTCATCACCTAGTCTGATGTTCGAGAATTGCGATCTTATCTTGTTGAATAAATCTTCGGAGTTTTTAGGGTTCATATAGTGTATTTATTATCCTGTGAACGATCCAAATATGGGCATTGGAGTTATCTCACTTGTCCTATCTGTCCATTTTTCAAATATTTTAGGGTCAAAATCCGCCAGCACTTTCATCATACGAGTCATTAACAAACATGCACTTACGAGGTCATCGTGCTGTCCTGGTTTTGCTTTGAAACTCATGCCGCTGGCCACAAAGTCTTTTAACTCTGATATAAGCAGTTGTGAATTGATCTTCATCTTATTGTTCTCTATAAGTTCTTTAAATTTTGTACAGGCATCTATCTTGTGTTTGGCAGTGGTGTTAAACCCTCTTCTGAATTTCCTTCTGTGGCCTTTTCTTATGGGCTCTGACAAGAACATGCCCATTATATTTTCTTCACCAATATCCATCACTCTTAAAAGTGCGGCCTCTCCGATTGAGTTGTTCTCCATGCTGTAGAATATCTGTGGTGTGGCCGATGCATCTTTTTCCATGATTGCATCATGAAGATGTTTTGTTATTCCTTGCAGGATTCTTACCTGTTGATTCATTGGTGTTGTATTGTGGTGCCATTCACCCACTTGCTCGAACGTGGGTAATTCAAAAACTTGTATTGCGGCGTAGTCTCCACCTGTTCCCATGGCAGGATCTAATGATACCATGTAGGTCATTCCTGGCGTAGGTCTCTTGAACCAACGTACCTGTCCTGTTGTCTCCACAGGTGCCGAGGCCTCCATGTCTGCTAGGTGTATACTGTCAATTAGGGTTTCATCAAAGATCAAGAATTCACATTCGTGTTCCCTTCTGAATCTCTCATCACCGATCCTGGCTTTCTCAGCCTCCGCCCATTCTTCGTTTCTGTCTGGGTGTTCTGACCAGTGTGCTTTCATGGCATAGAAACCATTGGTGCCTACTAGTTTGTCATTGCCGTATTCATCAAATCTCTTGTTTGCCTCCTTCCAGATCAATGCGAACTGGTCTTCATCCGAGTTGGGTGTGCTCGTGATCATGCACTTACCACCTGTACTCAATGTTGGAGATAGTGAAGTCCAGAATTCCTTTGCTTTCTCTGGTGGTTGCACGAACGCGAACTCATCACAGTAAATTAGTGTAAGTGACATACCCCTACCTGTGTTCTCAGTTGTCGTTGTGGCCATTATCTTTGATCCGTTGTCAAACTCTATGCTGTTCCTGTTGTATTGTGTCACACCTGCCTTGATCCAACTGGGCAACATCTCATAGGCATAACGCACCCTCGACATGATGTCTGATGCACCTGCGTATTTGTGTGCCGCGATTAGTATCTGTGAATCTGGTCTGAACATTGCATACCATATTAGGAAGCCAGAGGCACATGTGGTCTTTCCTGTCTGCCTGGGAAGCATGGCGATCGAGAATCTGTGATCGTTGTAACTGTTGATCAGTCTCTCTTGGTATGGGAATGGCTCGAATGGCATTGATCCTTTGACCGGGTGCTGTATCTTCATGAATGTTTTCATAAAGAACAATGGTCCGGTTTTAGTATCCATGCATTTCTCAAGTTGTTCCACTTGTGTCTTGCTGTACTTGTGTTTCTTGTGCGCCTTCTTGATCTGGTCGCTATCTAGTGATACATACGCCATAGTGTAGTATTTAACGCTGTGATGGTACTTGGAAAAGTATTACTTTGCTTCTTTGTCTTTGATGGCTTTTTTCATTGGTTCTTTTTTGTCGCCATCTTTGTCCATGTCCAAGAAGTCAGGTTTTGCCGCTTCTTGATATGCAGTTTTGAAACTTTCGTACTGTGTTCTAAGACTGTTAGCCAACTCTTCTTCAGTGATCTTGTCCTCTGCCGCCATTGGGTTATCGCCTGGAGAAACTCTTGGATGAGTTTGCTTTTGTCTGTTCAATCCACCTGAGTGTTTGTTCACTAAACTGTCTATGTCTTGTACTTTCTCTTCAGGTTCGTTTGCGAACGTTTCTTCTTTTTGCTCGTCTTCTGGATTTTTTATGATGTCTCTCATTCTAGCCATGTCCATTGAACCCGCCGCGTCGTCTTGATCCATTTCTGGTTCTGCTTGTGCTTGTGGTTCGTCTGCACCGATCATTGCTGGATCAACTTGTTGCACACCTGCAAGTTTTAATATCTGCATCATCATTGATGCTTCTTGTGGAGTGTCAGTTGAAATCTGGATTGCTTCTTTTACAGTTTCTTTTTTGTCTTCTTTGCCTGCTTTTTTGTCATGGTATGCTTTTAGACCCGCTGGCATCTTGCCTTCAACTGCTTCTTCTGTTCCGTTGATGCTGTCCCAGAAACCTGCTAGGCTCTCGCCATGTTTCTTAATGAATTCTTCTCTTGAAAGTTTCTCTGCCTCGTCGTGCAGGTAGTCTTTCATGCCACCTTCTGTGACTGCTTTTGGATTTGTCTTCTCAACGTTCTCCACTGCGTCCTTGACCAATTCAGGTCTTGATTCTGCTATTTCTTTTAATTTTGTTAACACGTCGATCATTTCCATAACTTATTTCCTTTTTGGGTCTGGGTGTGGGTTTGTTGATTTTGTCAGAGGACTGGGTGTTCCTTCCTCTTCCTTGCTCATTGCATTCTCTTTTTCTTTTGGAGCGTCTTTGTTCACTTCTCTGTCTTTGAGTAATTCTTTAAGTAATCCCATGTTTGCTTTTGTTGAATGGTAATCTTCTGCGTTAACTTTGGGTGCATCTTTGTATTCTATGTCGTGCAGTTTGTTTGCGTATTCTGATTTCTTCGCAACCTGCATGTCGTTCTGATATTCCTCTGTAGGCTCGTTTGGTTTCCTAACAACGATGTGTGTCGCTGGAATCCTTAACAAGTCTGAAAGGTACTCATGCATCACTCTTGGTGACTCTGGATAGTTCGTTGTCACGTCAAAGATCGTCACTTGCTCGTTGCTTAAGGCAGGAAAATCAAGTGGTAGCGTCATGATTGGTGTTGTCTTACCTGCTGACATGCTGGCAAGATCAAATTTTTGCAGTGCTGTCTCCAGAGCATTTACATCAATGTCTTTCTTTGCCCCTGCGATCTTTATTTTGTAGTCATATGACTTAGTTGATTCTGTTAGATAGTCTTTGAATGTGCTCATATGCAATATTTAGTCTTTTTTTGAAGTTATTGAATGAAATTTGTTAGAATCTCCATATCTGATCAGGCCATTCTTTGGCCACTCGTTTCATGCCAAAACTTGCTAATTTCTCTAGAATTTTAGTTTTAGACCTGCCATACCTTTCACCTGACTTATTGGCCTCTATCTGTATCCATGGCCTGTTGCTTAGAATAGTTTCTTTAGCACCTTCTAGCAATGGCACTTCGAATCCTTCTACATCAATCTTAATTACATCCACGTCCTGGAAGTTATAACTGTCTAGAGTTCTAATTTGTATAGGACCATTGTTTTTGGTGACATGGTACGTGCCTTCGTGCGTCTCATAATCCATAGAGACTGTACCTGGTTTGTCACCCAGTGCTACTTCGTGCAAGGTCAAATTCTTTATGTGTTTTGTATTATTTTTATATTTAGGAAGTATTTCAAGATTTGGTTCAAATGCTTCGATCTTATCACATTTATCATACCAGTTTATGGTCCAATTCCCAATATGTCCTCCGCAATCGATTAGTCTACGTAATTTTAAGTCTTTGACATAGGTCCATAACCAAAGGAAGTGTCCGTCGTTCGGATATTTCTTGGTAGGATCTGCAAATTTCATACCTAATCTTTTTTAAGAAGTTTCTTCATTAATTCGTTACGATCAGATATGACGAATCCGTCACTTTCTTCTACTGGACCGCCGTCTTTGTTGCCCTGATCTAACTTCTGCTTCTTGAGTTGCAATTCGATCATCTTAAGTTTCTTGTCGATCTTGCCGCTTTTGGCGTCTATGGCGTTCCTTAGGAAATTTCCTGCAACTTCAAATATCCTTCCGGAATATCTAGAATCAACGTTCATGCCCAGATCCATTAGATTCTTGTAGCTCTCTTCTGCTTCTATGGCCAGTTTGTCTAACTCGAGGTCTGATAGTTCTCCTAACCCTTTTACTTGGGGCAGTGCCGCCGCCACCTTGTCAAATTCTGCATAACTCTTCTGTAGATTTTTCTGTGTTTGAGGATCTAGGTTCTTGGCTGATGCGTGTTGACCATTGGACTCCTTGATCTTCTTGTCTTTTTCCTTCTTGTCTACCTCTTTGAATGCTTCTTTGACATTTGGTAAATTGAGGATGTCTTCTAATTTCTTTGTCATTGTCGTATTTACTTACGTTTGCCGTTGTGGAACAACTGTTCTTCTGATACCACCCTGAACTTGATCCGCCTCTGTTTGGCGTATGCGTTTGCGGCCTCCCACTTGGCCATGTTTATCACAACCTGTTTCTTCTTGGCCATGCTCTTGCCAGCGGCCTCCATGGAGGTCTGGCTCATGGGTTTTACTTCCACCATTTCCGCATGTTTGCGACCTTCCTTGTCCTGGTACACAATGAAGAAGTCTGGCACATACACAGTGTACTTGCCTGTGAACGGATGCCTGTATGGAATCTTGATTGATTCACTGGCCCACTGGTACACATTAGGATGTTCATCGCACAATCTCATGAAAGAGTGTTCCCAACTTGACCTGTATGTTGGTGTTTTCGTGCCCACGTACTTCTCTTGATTCTTGGGGGAGAACTTGCCCCTAGCAAATCTCGGTAACATTAGTCTATGATGTTTCTAGATACCGTCTCTTTGGTGGCCAGGGTCTTCCTCACACCCAACCTACTTGACTTGTATCTGTTGGCGTTTAATATTATTGTCATTAACTCAGATAGCAATGCCGGTGTGGCGTACGTCAACTGGTCTAATATCTGTTGTGGTTTGATGTTGTCTATCTTGGCCTGTGACAGTATGGCGTATGCTGTAGATTCCGCCGCAGTCCTAGAGAAATTACGTTTTACGAAGAACGCTATTGTGCTGTCATACTCTCCCACATTGAATTGGTAGTCAGTCTCGTATGGTGTGGTGGTCAGTTTCTCCACAGTCTTCTGTAACTCGTCCTTGTCCTTGGGTGGTAGATTTGTGTAGAATTCTGTCATTATATCGTAGTCTTCTCTGTTGCTATCTCCACATCCTGTGTCTGTCTTTCAATTTTTATGTATCCTTCCGTGACCAACTTCCTCACATCTGTGATTGCCTTGCTGGTGTAAACATTTTTTATGTTGTCAGCGGATGATTCATATTCCAGATTAGATTGTGCTATCGTGAGTCCCTTACGAGAACCAATGTCCTTGAAGTATATGGCGGCCGCTATCTCATCTCTTACGTTCGCATCATTGGACACAAGATTGAATGACTCGTCAGCACCTAGGAAGTTCACCGTGTCCACGGTTGAATTTACTATCACTGTGTTGTCGGCCTGGTTCTTGTTGTCTGCTGTGCCCCTCGACGATGCCAACGCCGTGGCCCCTATTACAGCCGCGGCCCCCACACTGAACTGTGCCACAGGATTTGATATAGTGCCTGCCTGCTTGCCAACCTCAAGAATGCCGTCTTTGGCAATCCCTTTTAATTCGGCCTTTACATCTTTTTTCTTAATTTTCTTGGCATTCCTGTAAGTGTTAGACGCACCCAGTATGGCTCCTAGTATGTTTCCAGATTGCACATTCCTTATTACAGATCCAATTCCGTCAACAACACCACCAGGTCCAAATATGCTGTTGGTACCGCCTCCTAACACACTCAATGGGCTAGGGGATCGATCGTAGTTGATGGTCGCGAAACCTGGAACGTTGTTCCTGTTGATTATGCCTGCCTTGTATATGACGGTCTCGTACAGTATCTGCATTGTGTTGTTCAACACTCCCGCACCGTCTGCCTGATCTAGGTTGTCATGTGAGAATGATCCGATCACAGGGTTGACCAAAGTCATTGACGTGAAACGTTTCTTATGCAACACGAAGATCTCGATGCCTTTGAGGTACGGTTTCTGCCTCTGCCTAGGCGTGTCCATACCAAATTTGGTGGTCTGTCTCGCATCACCGAAGTTGTAGTAATCGTCCTTGGTGTCGTTTATTGTTAGGTCACTGTTCATGCCTATCGAATCTGCTATGTTGTACTCGTAGTACTTCTTCCAAAATGCATTCACGGTGTCTGCATGATCATCGTGGAATGTGATGTTCACAGGTTCGTACGCTATCCTTGTGCCAGCATACATCTTCTTGTTGTACTGAGTCTTCTCCTCGTAACTCATGTTGTACTTAGGCAGTTCACATGCTTTGACCAACATGTTCAAGTGGTACCTCTCATCTGAGTTCAATTTCGCTCCTCCCTGGAACAATGACTCATCGGTGTTGAACACAACGTGGAACAGGAACTTCTGTTTTGGCATCAACTTGTAGTTGTCGTCTATGTACAATCTAGATGCGTGTTGGTAGTCTTTCATACCTGGTAATCCGTCCTGGAAACCTTTTAAGAAGTTGTTTATGCTTGGCATACTCGTATTTATGGCCACAAAAAAAGCGCCTATAAAGACGCTTTTGATGTTATAATTGCTAACTTAATTTTTTGTATTACTGTCCACCACCTGTACTTAGAGTACCGATCGTTCTAGATACCGCTGTTCCAATTCCTGTTCCTGTTGGAGTTTGGATTGCGTTGTCGTATCTGATCGACATTGTGATTGTAGCCGGATCTGAAGTTGCGTATGCCAACGTGTTGTAGTTCACGTTCTCTACGTATGCACCGTACAATTCAAATGTTTCTAGCACATTTGGTGCACTTGCGCCATTACCACCGTCTAACATTTCGATTCTAGCAGTGAATTTGTAATCAATACCAGACGCCGCTGAACTCTGTTCAAAGAAATCAAACTGTTTCTGGATCTGTTCACCAACCAGTTTAGTAACTGAGTTGTTCACGTCATCTCTTAGATTGATTGTGATTGGATCCCATGTGTGTTTACCTGCAACGTAAACTTTTGAGTTGTACACGTCTAGTGTCACGTTGTCAAAAGTCAAGTTAGGTCTTGTGATATCGATAACTTGTTTAGTCAGTTCTGATCTTGGTGTTGATACTCCAAAATTTTCCAGGATCGCTCTGAAACGATACTGTAGTTTTGGCATCAATAAACCCTGTGATGCTGAACTCTGATCGTTTGCTAGTGGTACTGTAAATTTTGATAAAGTTGATATTGCCATCTGTTTCTCCTATTTATTCAAAATTAGTTCCCTAACTTTGCAATTTCTCCTGTGTTTTTGATTCTCAACGGTATGTAAATGAATTCAACTGATTTGATCGGCTCAATTGCTATATCCACATAAAGTTCGTTCCTGTCGATCCTTGTAGGTGTGTTGTTAGTCTCATCACAAACTACTAGGAAGTCATACAATGCTCTCTGACCTGTTAACTCCAACAAGAATGATTCTACTGCACCCTTGATCTCGTTTCTAGTCAATTCATCATTTGGTTCAAAGATGAATGGTTTAGCGATTGCATCTAGTTGTGTTCTTAGATACACTGCCAATCTTGAAACGTTGATCCTGTCCAATGCAGAACTTGCCGATGTTTTAGTCAAGTTACCAAAGTTAACGATTCCTGCACCTGAGAAGAAAGTAATTGGATTTACCTTGACCTCGTGCATTGAATCTCTCACTGACTCCGTAACAGATATTGTTTGGAATTCTCCACTTGCTGTGTCGATGTAACCAACCGATGTGGCATTGTCGACCACACCTCTTCTTGTTCCTGATGGTGCGAACCATGGGAAAGCGATGTTGTCGTTGTTGGCCAGTGTCCTCAACATCATGTGTGATGGTGGAACAACAATCGATTTACCTGTGTTGTCTGTTGTCAAACCAGATGGATAAAACACACCCAAGTAATCACTTGCACTTACCAGGCCGTCTTCACCGTTGTCAAGTGCTGACGCTGTGTTGTTCGCCCAGTTTTGGATTGCAGTTGATGTACCTTCTAATCTCATAGGTGTGTCGCCCACTACAAACGCTGTGTTGTTTCTGTCTGTGTTTAGATTGATCATGTTTGAGATCAATTCTGGGTAACCAGGACAAGCAATTACGTTGAAGCCTCTTTGGTCTTCTCTGATTGCTTGGTTGGTGTCGATCTCTGATTTAAGTTGTTCAACGATCACTTTTCTCTGTGCTTTCCTACCGAAAGAACCAGAACCGTCTGCGTTGTTGCTTGATTTAGTAACCCATCTGTCAGGGAAGTAAGTTGATACGCTCTCGTTACTTGCTCTGATGTTACCTAAACCAGTTGCACCGTTTCCTGGATATTTCGTAGTTGTGATGTAACTGTTCTTGTATTCCTTGACGTTGTAACCAGATCTTCTTGTGTTCCATAACATGATACCTTGTGGGTAGTTGTCTGGGTTAGGAGCATCTGGATCTAGGAAACCATCGCTTAATAAATCTTTAATTGAGCTGGCTGTACCCGCACCTCCTGTTGACAATGAATCCGCCTTGTCTGCCGCTGTGTGGTATCTAGCATCTGCGAACACAACACCGTCTTCTGTTGTTTGATCTGCTTTGTCAACTAGTTCCCATGCCGCACCTGAAGTGGTAACTGCCACTTGGTTCGCTGTGTTTGTAGAACTTATAGTTGCTGATGTGTTGTATTTGTAAAGTTTTGGATAGTTCTCAAGGTCACTTGTGTCAATCCATAAGTCGTTAGTCACAAGTGCAGTACCGTCTGACTGTGTAGTCGGTGCTGTTGCACTGAACTGTGGACCATTTGGATCTGTTGTTGCGTATGCTGTTGCATAACCAACCCAAGTTGTTCCATTGTGTGCCATGATGTCTGCTTCGTCTGTCGCAGTGTGGTACCATAATGTGCCGTCTGCTGGCTCATTGCTTGGAGCACTTGTTGACGCAGTGTAACTCAATCTCTTCCAGTTACTTGCCATGATACCTGTGTTAGCACTTGAGTCAAGGCTCTCACCTGTTGGTAGGTCATACAAGTTGTCGATCAAAGTTGAACTGTTCGCTGTGTATGTTCCGTAAGCGTGTGCCGTCGTT